TCAGATTTGAATATAGTGATATAATGAGAGACCCAGATGGTGTTACTAGACATGGAGTCATGCGATTCCGAGCAATAATATTAGGAACTAACTAATTTATAGGAGAAAAAAATGGCAGCACAGAAAGGTTTAGATGTTTTAATGAAAATTGACATCAGTGGAACTAAAACTACTATTGGTGGTTTAAGGTCTACATCAATCACACTTAATGACGAATCAGTTGATATTACTAACAAAGATAGTCTTGGTACTAGAACATTATTAGCAGGAGCAGGTGTAAATAGCCTTTCTGTTAGTGGTTCAGGCGTATTCACAGATGCAGCATCAGAAGTTGCAGTTAGAACTGCTTTTGCAGCTCAACAAAATACTACAGATGGTTCTTCAGCACAAACTGCAGCATTTGAGAGTTTTCAATTTATTATGCCTAACTTAGGTACTTATACTGGTAATTTCCAAATTACATCTTTAGAGTATTCAGGTGAGTATAATGGTGAAGCAACTTATTCAATGTCTTTTGAATCAGCAGGATATATAACATTCGCAGCAGCATAAGGGAGTAACTTATGGCTTGGGATAAAGTAGTACTTAGAATTAACAACCAAGATGTACATGGTATGTTTGATGGAGAACAATTAGACATACCAGTATGTGATATCAAAGATACTATAAAAGTTAATGGTAAAATCATGCAGGTTATGTCTTCATCAATTGATACAAGAGATAATATATTAAAAATAAAACTTGCAAAGGCAAGTCAACTAAAAGGAGAAAAGTCAGATGGCGAATCCACTAAAGGGTGAAATACCTCTAACACTAGGTAAAGAAACTTATAAATGCAGACTTACAATAGATGCATTAGTAAGAATTGAAGACGAACTTGATAAAGGCATTTTAGAGTTAGCTACTGCCATTGCTGAAGCTAAAGTGCGTATCAGAACTCTCATAGTTGTTTTAAAACACGCCCTAAGAGGTGGTGGCAACGACTTTGATGATAAAAAAATAGGCTCAATTATCCAAGATGTTGGAATAGTTGTAGCATCAACCGAAGTAGCTAAACTCTTAGCTTCTACATTAACCGACCACGACTCAGATGAGGAAGTAGATAAAAAAAAAGCGGAAGCGTGAACACTCAACCAATACAATGGTCTGACTTCTATAAGATTTGTGTTGGTATGATGAATATGCGACCTGACGATTTTTGGAACATATCCCCTCGTGAAATGTATTTAGCATTAAAGGGTTTTAAACAATTTAATGGTTCTACAGAAGAAGAAGAACCTATGAATAAAGATAGGTTAGAAGAAATGATGGAGTTATATCCTGATGGCTAGTGGAAAGACAGTAGACCAATTAATTATTGAGATTAAGGCTGACACTCGTCAGCTTAAAAAAGAACTCAAAGATATACAAGGCAAGATTAAAACTACTGGAGCTGCAGGTGGTGCTGCATTTGGTGCTATGGGTGGTGCATCAGGTGCTTTAGCAGGTAGTCTAAAAAAACTTGCAGGTCCTGCTGCAATTGGTGCTGTTGTTGTAGGTGTAGGTAAACTTGGTGCTTTTGCAGCTAGAGCAGGTATGGAATTTGAAGATTTAAAAGATTCACTTGACACAGTTTTTGGTTCTGTAGAAGCAGGTGATAAACAATTTAAAAGAATATTAGATTTTGCACAAACAACTCCATTCCAAATAGATACAGTCACAAAAGCCTTTATATCACTTGGTTCAGTTGGAATTGAACCAACTTCAAGAATGATGCAAGTATTTGCTGATACAGCATCAGTTGCAGTTGACCAAAGAGGAGCTTTTGAAGCATTAATAAGAGTAGTGCAAAGAGCAGAAGCAGGTGCATTAGGACTGCAAGAATTAAATATGTTAGCTGACAGAGGTATTGATGTATTTAAAGGTTTAAAAGATGAATTAGGTCTATCAAGATTAGAGTTAGCTGATTTTGGTCAAACAGCAGATGGAGCAAAAATAATTGTTGAATCATTAACAAATGTTTTAGAAAGACAGTTTGGCGGTGCAATGGTTAGCAAAATGGATAACCTTTCCACCAGCGTATCTAATATGCAGATAGCGTTTAAAAATTTAGGTAATGAAATATTTTTAGGTCCTTTGGGAGTTGGTTTAAAATCTATGGTAAACCAAACTACAAGTATTATTAATAATTTAGCAGTAGCTATGGCAGAGATGAGAGGTTCAGGTTTAGGAATTACTTTAGAAGCACCAAAATTTAAGTCAGATATGTCGTTTGACCAAATGCAATCTGAAAGAGGTAGAGCTGCTATTGCTAATATTGAAGCAATAAACAATAAAATTAAAGAAATGACATCAATATCAGAAGGTGATAGAGGAATTATAGGTAATGCATTAGCTTCATTTATTAATGCTCCTAGTGTAGGAATGGCAGAAAGTGCTTTAAAAACAGTAATAGGTCTATTAACTGATTTAGATATAACTAGTGATGCAGCATCATCAGTTGTTGCAAATTTGACTGATGAATTATTAAAACAAAGAGATGCATTTAACCAATCCACACAAACTGAAAAACAATTTAATGATGAACAAGTAAAATCGCTTTTACTACAAGGTAAAATGGCTACTATCATGGGTCTAGTTCAAAAACATCAAGAAGGTATATTAGGAAACACTGAATTACTTAAATTTGGACAAAAAAGTGTTAATGAAATTTTTGAAAAATATAAATTATTATTAGATGAAATTGGAATTGAGTCTGCTCCACAACTAGTAAAAGTATTACAAGATATGCAAAATGCTACTAGTGATGTAGCACAAACATTTGGTGAAGCATTAGCACCTGCAATACAGAGTATTTCACTTTCTTTCACTAATAATTTCGTTAATGCATTACTAGAAGGTCGTAATGCTCTAGATAGTTTTAAAGATTTTGCTAAAAACATTGTAAGTCAAATCATATCTATATTTTTACAAATGGAAGTTGTTAATAAAATTCTTAATGCAATCTTTCACACAGATGGAATGGGTTTAGGTGGAAAAGATTTTCAAAAATTACCAACTAGTAATGTTTTTAGTAGGGCAGGTGGTGGAACAATACAAGGTGGTAGAGCCACATTAGTTGGTGAACGTGGTCCTGAAATATTCGTACCTAATACTGGTGGAACTATCATGAATAACATGAATAGCAAAAACGCTATGGGTGGTGGTGGAACTACAATAATCAATCAATCTATTAACTTTGCTACTGGTGTTGTACCTACAGTAAGAGCAGAAGTTATGAAAATGATGCCACAGATTGCAGATGTTACCAAAGGTGCAGTAGCAGAAGCATCAATGCGTGGTGGTAATTATAGGAGAATGTTACAAGGTGGCTAAATTAATACCAATGCCTACAACCCCTAATTTTGTTACAAGTAATTTTTCACTTGTTAGAACTGTAGGAACAACTGTTTCACCCTTTACAGGTAAAACTAAAACACAAGAATTTGATGGGGTTTATTGGACTGCTGAAGTTAGTCTACCCCCTATGCGTAGAGATGTTGCTTTGAACTGGCAGTCTTTTTTACTAGACTTAAATGGACCAGTAAATACTTTTAAATTTACAGACCCTGATGCTTTAGTAAATCAAGGCACATATTCAACAGCACATTTAACATCTGAATTAAGAACTAATAATACAAATGTTACTTTGTCTTTTAATAGTAATGGAACACTAACAGCTAATGCTTCAACTTTTGCAAATACTAAAGTAGGTGATTTTATTGTTGTAACAGGTGCAACTAATGAAGAAAACAATGGAACACATAAAGTAACTACTGTAACAAGTAATACAGTTATTGTTACTGATGGTGATTTTACTACTGAAAGTAGTACCGCAAGTTGTAAGGTAAGAACTAATGTTAAAGGTGCTACAGGATTATGCCTTAGGGCTTCTTCTACTGGTGCTAGTGGCACTATAAAGAAAGGTGACTACCTAAGTATACAATCAGCAGCTAGTTCTTCAGGAACACCAGCACAATTAGTTATGGTAGTAGAAGATGCAACTGCAACTAGTGATGCAGGTAATGATTTTTATTCTGTTAAAACAGAGCCAAAACTTAGGTCTGATTTAGCTAGTGGGCATTATGTAGTTTTTACAAATCCTAAAGGCAATTTCAGATTAGTAAGTAATGAAGTAAGTTGGTCAGCAGATAGAATTTCTAACTATGGTATAAGTTTTTCATGTACTGAGGTAATTTAATATGGCAACTAGACAGGGATTAGATAGTTCTATCGTAAATCGTCTAGGTGCAGATGAACAGGCTTTATTTTTGGCAGTGAAAGCTGAGTTTGATACAGATATTGTTAGAGTTTGGACTGGTATTGATGACTTAACAATAAACTCTGAAACATACACTGGTGCAGGTCAATTATTATCAATAAGCAATGTAGAAGAAAGCACTGATTTAAAATCCGCAGGTTTATCAGTCGGTATATCAGGAATGGACACTACTGTACTTAATCTTGCATTAACAGAAAATTATCAAAATAGATTTATAACTTTATATCTAGGTTATTTAATGGGTAAAACAAATGAAGTTGCAGGTACTCTTGTTTTATTTAAAGGAAGAATGACATCATTAAGTGTTTCTGATACACCACAAGGTTCTAACATATCAATAAATGCAGAAAATAGATTAATTGATTTAGATAGACCATCAAACTTTAGATACACAAAAGAATCACAAAATTTTCTTCATAATGGTGATACAGGATTCAATAGAGTTGCATCTTTACAAGACAAAGAAATTATTTGGGGTAAACAATCAGATACAGGTAGTGGTGGAACTGGTGGTGGTAGTACTGGTGGTAATGCTAGAGCTGCACAAATTGCAAAAAACAGGT